CGGCAGGAGCAAAGGACTTCACAGCAACCTTTGCCTTGTTGGGATAGCCAGTAGAAGAAGAAACGTCCACACCCTCGTGAATGTCCTTAATCAGACCAATAGGCTCACCCTTACCAGTACCAGCAACGATAGCCAGCTCCAGACCAGCCATGATAGCTTCGGACAGCACGGCACGGACATAACTGTCCAAGAAGACGGGACCGAGGTCGAGCATACCCATCTCAACGATGGCGTAGGCAGACAGCTTGTTCTGGTTGATGTCAACGACCTTAAAGGAAGAAGTAATCTCCTTAATGATCTCATCGGTGATAGTACCCCAAACGGCGTTCTGTGCGCTGTGGTCGTTCAGAATCCACTTGGTGATGTAGCCGACATACTGGAAGTTGATAGCCTGCAGCAGAGGATGCTCTTCTTTCAGATTCTTGTAGACATCCTCAATGATGGTGGTAGGCATCAAATCCTCTTCGTTGTCGCTGCCGATAATGGCGGTGAAAGCCTGCTTGGGATTGCTGGAACGCAGAGCGTCAATGACTTTCTGATACCACTTAGTCTCCTTGCTGGTCAACTGACGGTAGCCGCGCTGTGCCAGAACGGCGGCATCGTTGGACTCCTGAATCTCAGCAAAGTCAGCCTTGACCTGCTCGGCGATGGAATCATGCAGACCAGCCCAAGCAGTCTGAATGTCCTTTTCCTCACCGCTCTTCATAGCGGCTACCAGCTGATTGATGCAGTCCTTTTCGTTAGCAAACTTCTTCATTTTTTCTTTCTCCTTTTTTGTTAGAATTTTGTGATTGCATTGAAAAAGCCGCTCCATTTCTGGGCGGCGGTTTCATTGTCTTCTGCGTCAGATTCGTCTTCGGATTCTCCCTCGTCTTCCTCGTCCGCTGCTTCGGGTTCTTCTTCGGCACCATCGTCAGAGCCAGCAGAATCGCTTGTGTCGGGCGTTTCTTCTTCCCCGTCATCTTTATCATCTTCGTCATCTTCTTCGGCAATTTGCTCATTTTGCGCCGCCATGATGATATTGAACAGGGTTTCACGCACACTCTGACTTGCGTTCTCCGACTTTTCGGAAATGACAGACGTTGCAAAACCGTACTCAACGGCTTCGGTGGGAAGAATCCAAGTCTCGTCATCCATAAGCGCCTTGATCTCTTCTTCGGTTAAGGACGAATTAGCCTTATACGCTTCGATGCTTGCTTGCGTGATCTTTTCCAAATCGTCAGCCTGTTTCCGCAGAGCCTTGGAATCACCCTGTGCAAGCGTCCACGCATTGTGAATCATCAGCAGACTTGCTTCGTTCATAATGCGCTCGTCACCAGCCATAAAGATGACCGATGCGATAGAGCAAGCAAAGCCATCACAAATAGTTCTGACTTTCGCTTTGTGGCGTTTCAGCGCATTGTAAATAGCTAAGCCCTCGGCAACCTCGCCGCCATAAGAGTTGATATAGACATCAATCTTGTCTACGTCACCCATAGCTTCAAGCTGTCTGGAAAGATTGTCTGCGCTCACATCGTTTTCGTAGTACGGCAAACTGGTAATGTCGCCGTAGATGCTCAACGTTGCAGTCTTATCGTTCTTTTCCAAAGAAAAATACTTCTTGTTCACTCGCTTTCCCTCCCTTCTTCGCTATTCAGCATATTTTCAGCAAGCGTATAGTTCTTAGTCATCCAATGCGCTTGGCTGAAATCTGTTTTAAGTTCGGGCATACCCAGCCGCTTCCGCAGTTCGTCAACATTGGTCACGCCAGAAGAAATCGCCTTGTCTACCTTGTCTGCCACCTCGAGAATGTCAATGTGGTTGATGCAGGACGTGTCTACCTCGACACGGTAGCCCTGCTGCCATTCCTCGAACGTGTAGTATTTACGGGTGATTTCCTCGCCAATCATATCTGCCAACGGGTCAATGCAAATTGACAGATACACCTTGACGATTTCGTTCATGTTGGTAATGTTGCCGTACATCATGGACAGCGGAATCTTCAAGGCTTGCGCCACTACCTCGAACACTTCTTTTCGCATGGAAATGATGTCGGAAGTGTCGGTTGCGCTCTTGCTGGAAAACTCCTGCAAGTCTGTGCCTTTGAACTGGGGATAGACGGCGTTGTCGTTCTCGACAAAGGTTTTTAGCTGCTTCGAGATAACTTCTCTGAACGCTTTTTCAAATGCTGGGTCGCCAGCCCTGTACTGTTCCAGAAGCAGCTTGTACTTCGTGCCGTTCGTTCGCTTGTAGGCGTTCAACGCTTGCGCGATGATCTCACCGTATTCCATATAAAGCGAATCGACTAAGCCCTTGACGTTCTTGTCATCAAGCCGCATATAGAACACTTCGCTTGCCTTGTGCTTCTTTTTCAGCTGATAGCTGTTGAAAGTCACATTGTAGAAGACGTTCTCTTTTAGCGGATTGCTGTCTTCAACGTCAAAGTTGTCAGCGCAGTAAATGTAGTCATTGTGCGGAACAATCAGCGAACCGCCGTCATAGTAGTACCGACTGACAAACTGGTTAATGAACTGACTGGAATTTTGATTCGGGTTAGGCGAGAGATTCAGCATATAGTACAGTCTGTTCTTGACTTCTTCGCCGTTCTCATATGTCTTGAACTCGCACTTGCTCAACGTGTTCGCAATATACGAAATACCGATGTGCAATGCCAGTTCCTTGAACGCTAACTGGTCAAGCAACTTCTGTGTGACGGGAGAAATCTCTGCCACTTCCAGCTTCTTTTCCATGAAGTTGAAAAGATTGAATTTTCGTGCCATAGTGCTTTCCTCCTTTCTTACAGAATGATGGGTTCAAGAAAAGCAAACTCGTCACCATTAGGCAGTTCTTCTTCCAGCGTCACAGCGGCAACGAACGCCATGAAACCGTCTGTCTTCCTGCTCTTCGGCTCGATTTTGCCATACTTGAAGTTATTGTTCGGTGCTGGTTCTAACTTGGTATTGTTAGTAAACCAACGCCACAATGGGTCATCGCCTACCGTTAGCTTATTGCTCACGAACATAGAGTTGATTTTCGGAACAACCAGCATAACGTCTGACGGGCGAACTAACTTGATTGTCTTGTCCATCGCATCGAAGCCAGCAATTTCGCGCAAGGCTCTGGACAGCAGAGAATAACGGTAGCTGTCGATTGCTACCTTTTCGAGGTTGTATGTCAACCGCTGCTCTTCCACCCATTCCGCAATTAGAACGGGGTTGATCTCAACGTCATTGACAATGGTTAGCAAACCGCGCTCTGCCATCTGGTCAAGCGGAATTTTGATTCTGTGCTTGTCGTTCGATGCCGTGCAAAACCAGCTATGGTGTTTGCCGTAGTATTTACCATCATGCTTGAACAAGAGGAAAGCGGAAACGAAGTCTGTTGTCTTGCTAAAGTCGATACCGCACACGCAAGTCTTGCCCGTGAGGTCAGGCACTTCACCGCCCGTCTTGAGAATGTTTTCCCACGTTGCGACTTCCGCGTCTTTATTGCCCTGTGCTACGTTCATACGCTTTGTCATGAACGCATTATTGATAACGGGGTCAAGCTGATAGTCGGCGAACTCGCGCCGCATCTGCTCTTTCAGCGTGGGCAGATAGGGGAGAGAGGGATTCGCCATTTCCCAGTTCCCCTCGTCTTTAACCTCGTCTGGATTGTTCAACTTACAAATAAACGGCAAGAACCCGTTGTCGGGAATCTCGCCGTTTAGAATTGCTTCGCTCTTTTCAATTAACTGGTCTAATGGTCCCTCACGCACGTCACCGTTCGTTGAAACATAAGTTCTTCGAGGATGCGGCTTCTTACCCAAGCCAGTTGTGAACACGTTAATGTTCTCCCAGTTTTCGTATGCGTGTGGCTCGTCAAAGTCAACTTTACCAGACCGCAGACCGTCCTTGCCTTTCGGGTTGTTCGTGCGGTACCGAATTTTTGACTTCGTTTTCAAGTTGACTATCTCTGTCTTGTTCCAGCGGAAGTTTTTCTCGAATATCTTTCGGAACTTCGGATTTTCGAGGATGCCAAGAATCTCATTGAAAGAGGTCTTTGCCTGTTCCTCGCTGTTGGCGCAAATGTCAATGTCATAATACGCCACGCCGTTTGTCGGTGTAATTAAGCACCAATCCTCGAAAGACAGATAGCCGTTCTTGCCGCCGCCGCGTCCCATGAGAACAAACAAGTCCGACCATCGGGGCTGTCCATCCGATCTGAATACGCAGTTGTGCAATACGAAAACGAAAATCTCCCAAGGGAAAAGTTTGAACGGGAAATACTTTTGATAAGACAGATATTTTTCAATCTGCGCTTCATCGTACCGCAAGTCTTCCGTTTCAAACACGCGCCGCACCATTGCCACAAGCAATCTTTGCTCGTTGCACGATCTGACTTCCCCTTGCTCGACCATATCAATATACCGCTGAATTTCTTTCGGGATGCGCGTCATCTTTCATCACCTTACAATTCTTCGTTGTCAGGGATGCTATCTCCAATCGAATGTTCAGCAAGCGTGGTAATGATTTTAAGAAGTGTTTGCACGGTTTGATTCGCTGCTGTTGCAGTACGGTTATAGTCTGTCACAGCAGGGTGGGTGTAGACGTTCTGCCGCCCTTTCACATACTCTTTCGTGACTAGAACTCCTGCGTCCCTAATTTCTTGTTCAAGTTTCGCGAGAATGTTCAGCTGTACTTGATACCGCTTGAACGTACTCATAAAGAAAAAGTTTTGTTCTACTCCTGCTTGCTGCGCCATCGCAAGCAGTTCTTTTGCTTTTTCGCCGAGGTCATAAGACCCTTTCTTTTCCTTATCCATGCTATACACCACCTTTACAGTTTCTTGCCGATATATAGGAACGGAGTGTCGCACAGGGCAATTCCAGCTTCAATAAGACAGCCGCTTGCCGCAATCATCAGAATGTCTTCCGCAGGATAAATCCCTGCAAACGCAAGGAACGAAAAGCCGAAGTTTTCAAGGCAGTTGCACATAATCGTTGTCGCGTTGTTGCGTAGCCACATCTTCTTGCCCTCGCACAGCCTGTGCAGCTTGTCATACACCGTGACAGACATGAGATTGGAAACGGCATACATGACAAGGCTTGCGCCGCAAATTCGCGGTGACATTGCGAACACGGTCTGCATTGCGCTCTGGCTCATGTCGATGTCGTTGGGAATATAGAGAAGCGTGATCTGTGTGAACACAAGGAAGACAACGACAGATGCGATGCCAATATACACGCCTTTCTTTGCCGCTTCTTTGCCGTAGCACTCGCGGAGCAAATCAGTCGCAAGGAACACGGAAGCGAACAGCACATTACCGAGTGCCGCGCTGATACCGAAAGTTTCTACGCTCTTTACCACTTGCACGTTTGCCAGCGTGGTTGCCAATCCAATCCACAGGAACAGTCCTGCCGCACCGAAGCACTTCTTTAAGACGAGCAGCGTAATGAACGCAATCACCATTTCAACGATTAGCAGAATTTCATTTGTCATTTCTTTTTCCTCGCTTTGTATGGTTTCAAGTCGCTCAACGTATCGTCTTTCAGTCTGCTAAGTCTAACGACATTCGGAATAGTCCCTCTCTGCAAGTGCTGGTAGAGGTGCATATTCTCTTCGATGTAGGTGTCAACGACAGGTCTGTCTACTGGGGGATAGCTGTACCCACTCGCATTGTTCATCCATGTCGATGTCTTATTCGATGGCTTGTTTACGGTAATGGTAGGGCATAGCTGGCAGCAGAACAGTCTACGCATCAAGCGCGAGAAGTACACGTCTTCCGATGTGCCTTTCCACGGGTCGCACCGCTCGTCAATGTAAATCTCCGTGCCGTAATACTTCTTGAAGTTCTTAATGACACAGCCGTGCAGCCACTCATAGCCTTTCTTGTTCCGAATCAAGTACACGCTGTCAAAGTAGTCTTTGCGCTGCTTGGCGAACATTCGCTCCTGCGAAATCTGAATACCCAGCGTAGAGAAGATGCAGTTAGAATCGACCACTTCATGCTTCAACGCAGTTAGCAAAGTGTTTAGGTCATTCAAGCAAGACGGAGAAACAGTTTCGTTTGCGTCAATCCACAGCGCATAGTCATAGTCGGAATTGTAGAACCATTTCAGCAGTTCGTTGCGCGGCTTTACGAATCCCTGTCGTTTGGGCTGGTGTCCGATATAGGTAAACCCACGGAGATAGTCGCTCTCCTTGTGTTCTTGGTCGTACACGACATACCCGTCAATGTTCTTGTAATTCTCTAAGGCGTACTTCATCGCCTTAAAGTTCGCTTCTCTGTTATTGTCTAACATTAAGCAGGGCGTTAGCTGAACAATAGTCTTCATGTCTACACCTCTCTGCTGTCAATGAAGTTGAAGTTCGCTTCCTCGCCGTTGTCAATCAGAATGTCTTGACCAGTCATAGAACGATTTACGACAGCAACGAAATAGAGCCACTCTGCCGCTTCGCTGGGCGTAATCCATTTCTTCAAGATGCTTTCGTTTGCTACCGCCATCATCAGCTTGTCTTCTTTATACAGGTTAGGCTCAAGTCCCGAATGAACCGCGCCGAAGCTGACGCAGTTGACTTTCGCTTTGTTGAACTTGCCAAGCCTAATCGCTAAATTCTTTGTGTAGGCGATTCTACCGCCCTGTGACGCGGAGTAGAAAGGGTAGTCGAGTCCCACTCTACCAGAGATGCTTCCAACGTTTACAACCGATTCTACGCCCTCACGGAACGCATATTTCTCGCCAACGTTGATATAGCCCACAAGGTTCGTGCTGATAGCATCGCTCTCTTCGATAGAACCAGCATTATTGATGATGACACTTGCGCCCTCGATCTCTGGAAGCTGCTCTGCTTTGCCGACATCGCATTGAAAGTGAACGTAATTGTCGTGAACGATAGACGGGGGCAGAATGTCCAAGCCGACAACGGTATGACCTTTCTCAAGGAAAAGTTGCGCCGTAGCTTTGCCAATGCCGCCTGACGTTCCTGTGATGATAACCTTTAGTCTTTGCACACCTTTTGCCACCTTTGGTAATAATGTTCCTGCATCTTCATGCCGTGCTTATAGTTTTCGAGGAACACGACTTGACGCTTCGTTTTGCTGAACTCTCTCGTTACCTTGCCGCGACCATCAATCCTGCCGTATATGCCAGACTGTTTCCAGCTTGAACTGTCTGTATAATCGAACGGCACTTTGTCCAGCACTTTCCTGCGTGTCATGCCCAAGCAATGAATCTTGCAGTTATACT